TGTATCAACTCCCCACTGCATCGCCGCATTAGTAAAAGACTCAGCCTGCTTGGAGATTCGTTCAGCAGCGATGATAGCCAGGAAGTTCTGTCTTGACTTACCCATTACCTGCGAAACCCTAGATGCTGTGATCTTCCCTAGTCGCAATGTCTTCCATTCTTCCGAACCTTGCTGAACATCCGTCACATCGTTTGTCATCATGTTCCTTCGACCATTGACAGTCTTTTGTCATCGTTACCGGATACTCGCGCATCTCTCGACGGCCATCTTCCGTCCAGCCTACTTGAACAAGAATGGTGTCCCGCAAAGGTGCGCGATTATGGCATCCGTACTTCACCATGTAGCCAGCATCAGCCCAATGTTTGAAATGGCGTATCCGAAGAACACCAGTGCTAGTTTTGGATTGCCTTGGATTGCGAGGATGGTGGCTGTAGCCATGTAAGCCACAGTAACGCCAGCAATCAGATAGATTGCAAGAAACTGACTCATATTCTCTCCCAGATGCTAGGAATGTTCTTTGCTCGCTTTGGCAAGGAACGGATTAGATTTTTTTGTGCAAGATCGGCTAGTGCTGCCTTTGCTGTCGGCGGGTTGCATTTGAGTGCGTCTGAAACCTCAAACGTCGCCATTGGGCCTTCGTCGTGGAGCAAGCAAAGAATCTGTTTCCGCAGCGAACCATCATACTTTTTGAAATTGTCGTCTTTGTCATCTAGCAGGTGAGTGGTTCTATTGATAGGTGCGTGTTTAATGGGCTTAAGATCAAACAGTTCGTGAAATCTCATTTTCAAGCCAGTCCTTGAGTCGATTAACAACAATAAGAGTCTTGTCAACTTCTGCCAGGGCCATGTGATTGCGATTCATGAGCAAATCGTTGTGGCACTGCTTTAGAGACTTCTCCGCTGCCATTAGGAACGTCGAGTAGTCTTGGAAGTCGCTTGTCAATTTGTCATCAAGCGTAGTTGCGGTGAACTGAGGCATTTACCATCCTTTTTGTAGAGTGTTCCTGTTACCCAATCTGCCCACAGTTTTTGTGGTTCAGAATATCTTTTGCCGTACATCGTCTCTTTAACAAACAGCACTTCTATTTCAATAAATTCTCTGTTGGATACTCCGGTGATTGTTTGAACATCGAATCTATGTTTTGGTAACTGTCGGTAACGCTGGTGCATGAAGATAACCCCATGCTCCGACAGGCAATCACCCTCACTTATCCGAAACCGCATTGACTACCCTCTTGGTCAGATTCGAGATGATCTTGCCGTACTGACTCGCGGGAATGTCTGACAAAGACTGAACGTTGTAGCCTTCGCAAATCTTGCTGACTTCTACCTTTGCCTTGGACGCAACCTTCTCAATCTGCGCTACGTCTTCTGGCTGGAGTTTGGCAGGGACATCGTCGCTCGGAGGTAGGTCTTCGCCATTGTAGATATACAGACCAATCCCGTGCATGGCGATCGCCTTTGCAAGACAACGCATATAAGCAGAATTGACTTGGAACGCGTCAGGATTGTCTACAGCCTGGTTGCGGTGGTTCATCACTGGCAGCAAGCACTTGCGAGAGACTCCGAAGGCATGGACAGTCACCGACACCATCAACGTATTGCCAAAGCGGATAGGCTCGCCATATTCCCAAACTGCCGTCTCATCTTGAGACAGTAGCGTATCTACTGCCCAGGCCCACGAAAGATAGGACAATCCGTTCTTCTTCTCGATGTGTTGCGAAACGTCAATCTTCCTGCGATCTGCATACTTACTCACGAAAGTCTCCTTGTGTCATTTGCTGCAACCAGTATTCGTACTCTTCATTGGAACCGAATTCGATGCTCTGCTTCGGTTTTGGCGCATTCCCACAGCCAGTCGATGTAGTCCGACCAGAGACAGCGTCCTGCTTCTGCAAACTTCTTTTCAACGATGTACTGCGCGAGGATGTCATCGTAGGTTGCATCTTCCATAAACTCCGCGAACATTGCCAACTTGTCATAAGCATAAAAGATTTCTTCCATCATCAATTCCATGCTGGATTGACGATCTGCTGCACTAGCGTAGGGCTGTTCCAACCACTGATCGTGTGTCATTTCAGTTCCTTGATGAATTTAAATCTAGGTTTGTCTTCTTGTGAGAAATCAACTAAACCTTTGGTCAATTCGTAGATTGCATTTGCATAAAGCGTGTAAGGTATTCGTTTTTGCTTTTCCCATCGCATGACTGTGTGCCTGCTGGTAGGTTTTTTTGTGATTCCTGATAACAGCGATGCCAAGCGATTAGGCGACAGATTTTGCTCAGTTCGCCATTGCTTCAACTTTTGACCATTAGTCAATTGCCAACTCCGCGATTGCAAACACTGTCGGAACTGACACCAGAACGAACAGCGTGAAGATGATTGCCTCTACCCATTCCGCTGCGGTCATGTCCTTCATATCATCAAACATTTCGTCTCTCCAGGTGCGGGATGCACAACCCGTATCATCCGCAAAAAAGTTACCGTGTCAACACTTTTTTTGTGGCAGACTGAAGGCTCACACGGAGGAACAATGCTCATCACACCGAAAGACCTAGAAGGCTATCAACCACCCAGGACTGCCCTAGCTATCCGATCCGCAGATGAATACATGGATGTTGTGCTAGACGCGTTTGCTAATCTTGAGAGCGTATCTGGACACACATTGCCTTGGCCTAAGACGCACGACCACATCCGATTCCGCCCCGGCGAGTGCTCCTTGTGGGTAGGTATTAATGGCCACGGAAAAAGTATGCTTACCTCCCACTGTATGCTGGACATCGTTTTCCAAGGCGGAATAGTCGCCATCGCCAGCTTTGAGATGAAGCCAGTTGCTACACTCAAGCGCATGACCAAGCAGGCACTAGGCTTTGCTGGCCCGACGGAAAAATTCATCAAGGATTTCCATCACTTCTTGGCTGGCAGACTTTGGCTATACGACCAGCAGGGAACAGTTGACAGCAAAGAACTACTTAAAGTGATTCAATACTGCGCAGACGTTAAAGGTGTGCAGCATTTCGTAGTAGATAGCCTGATGAAGTGCGTCAAGAATGAGGATGATTACAACGGTCAGAAGCTAATGATCGATGCACTATGTTCTATTGCCAGAGACCATAACATCCATATCCATATCGTCCACCACAGTCGCAAGCTGGCCGACGAATCTCAAGTGCCGGGGAAATATGACAGCAAAGGTTCCGGCTCGATTACGGATCAGGTAGACCAATGCTTTTCGGTGTGGCGCAATAAAAAGAAAGAACAGCGCATCCAGAATGGCGAAGATGATGATGGTGTCGATGCTTTGCTGGTGTGCGATAAGAATCGTCACGGAGACTGGGAAGGTCGAATCGGGCTATTCTTTAATTCTGAGGGTCAGTTTTACGGGGAAAATGAGCGGTGGAGACCAAGGTACAGCGAAAGAATCGGGAGTTAATGCCAAAGGTGGCAGAATTTGTGGATCAGGTGAAGTCTGTATTCGGAGATTGCAAAGTTAAGTATGCAAGCGAAAACGGGATTGAGCGAGGCACTAAAGTTTCGGGTGAACTCGCCAGAGGGACTGAAACAGGCTTTCTTGGCTATGAATCGGGCTTTGACTGGTCAGCCTATGTTGCTGACATTGCAAACCGAGAAAGAAAAGCGCAGGAATCTGCAAAACCGCAGATATTGGGCAATCGTACACGATATAAGTGATCAGCTAGGATTCGACTCTGAAACTTGGCATGAATACTTCAAGCGTCGATTCATTGGTGTGCGTGAACTGCGTATGCCCGATGGCGAAATCATCAATCTAGGTATGTCCAGCACAGACTTATCCGTTGCTGAGTTTGGCGACTATATGCTGTGCGTTGAGGCGTGGGCTGTAGAAAAGGGAGTGATATTTAGTGACGAAGGCTGAAAAGCAGTACATGGGCAAGGTGGCAGAACTTGGTTGCATACTTTGCAAACATCTGAACCTTGGAGAGACTCCGGCAGAATTGCATCATCCTCGAACTGGCACTGGTGCTGGACGCAGGGCAAGCAATATGGATGTGATCCCGCTATGCCCAGAGCATCATCGAGGCAACTCAGGTTTGCATGGCATGGGTCGCAAAGCCTTTGAGAAATACTATGGGATTACAGAACTTCAACT